GCTAACGTGAGTATCTGGATAAATCCAGAAGCGCCCTTCGTCATTCCACTCCTGAGCGGGCGCAACATGACAGGCGATGTCATAGTGGGTATAGAGCAGCGCCCTAATGGGCGCGCTCAAGGTCTCTGGGTTCTGCGTCGAATCGGCAAGCCAATCGCTCACCTCATCCGACATTGCCAAAGGCTGTTCGGGACGCAGGACAGCCCACGTCTCCAGCCAATGCATAAGCATTTTGTCATACACCGCGCTATCGCGGCCAAGGGCATACCAGAAGGGCTTGCCACTGGCGGCGGTGTTACCCGGAATTGTAAAGCTTGGGCCATCAGGAAACAGCGCGAGACCGTGGGTCGCGCGATCCTCAGCGTATTTGAGCAAATACTTTTGCCCAAGGGACGGGTTTTTAGAGAACCGCAACGCGTTGCGCTGCAAGTTCTCTTTGTCGAGGTATTCCATCATATAAACAGCGGCGGCTTGCTGGCTTTTGGGGAATTCGTATTGCACGATTCCTTTGTCCCAAAAATGGCACTTCATTTTCGGGTCCTGCTCGTCCGGCTTGTTCAGCTGGACGCCCATCGGCCTATCCGGCGGTTCACTATCCCAATAGATTATTCCGTGAAAATGGGCCCGATTCGCTTTGCTACCGTACTCGCCAACGGCAAGATACTGGAAGCGATGACCGGCCTTGCGATACCTTTTGAAGGTTCGCTGAAGGTCGGCATAATCCAACCAATAGGCACGGTCGTTATCGTACCCACCGCCATAGGTGAAAGTGCAAAACCAAGTTTGCCGGGCAGTTTGCTCGGCGGCGAGCATCCGCCCGATCCACCGCAGTTTCCGTTCTTTGATACAGGTCTCACATTTGCGGCATTTCGCTGGAATTTGCATGTCGTCGATCCTGATCATCACGGGTTTGTTACAGGTCAAGGTGTCAGTGGCGCTATAGAAGACAAGGGGTGTAACAAATTGCGCCCCCCGAAGTCCAGTTCGGGGGGCGCTTGACCCGCCAAGGTCAGGTCAAATCTCAGCGGGTCCAAGGTGTAATGCACCTTGTGTCCTAGCTTCCTCGTCTCATCTAAAACGATGAACTCTAAGAAGCGCTGCTCAACCGGAGACAAGTCTCTTTCCCGGTCATAATGGGCAAACACAATATTGCGTTTACCCGTGGGCGACGTGTGAACGTCACCGATCAGCGGAATGCCTTGCAGACTTGCCGCCTTCATCACCTTTAGAAGGGTTGGCCTTTCCGGCGTCATCGCCAGCGGAACCAGATATTTCACTATCTGAACCGCTACCGGGTTCCACAGTGTCGTCAGGCACTCTTTCTGGGTCGTCGCGCGTTGCGTTGCCCTTTTTGGCCTTACGATTGTGTGCAGTGCCGCCATCCGGCGCAGCAGGTTGGTGTCGTGTCTCATAGATTAACCTTTCCATCTCGGCGCGCGTGTGGTCGCGCTCGATTTCGTTTCTCCGCATGAGTTGCTGAATAGCCAGCATCTCTGGACTTAGCGGGCTTGGGCGGTCCAGTGTCGTAAAAACAAGATCGCTTGTCTTACGCGCGGTCTGATCCACGGCTGGGTCATACCAATAGAATTCGCCCTCGGTCAATACTTGCAGGCAGGGCTTGGTAATTGTGACCCTTACTTCGCCGGTGAAGAGGGCAACCAAAGTCGCCCCCTCCCCGGTCTCGTCGTCAGCCTCATAAACTGACGTTTGTTCCGAGGCGCGCATAGTTACGCGCCCCGGCTTGATAGATGACAGGTCGTCGATGGTTCGCCAAGTCATTCAGACCCCTCACTTTCCTCGGCCTCAACGGCCGCCGGGGTGTCAGTGCCATCCCCTTTGATACGGGTCTGATCAACCTGCGCCGCGACTTTTTCATAATCGTCGCTGCCCTCGCGGATGGCGGGCCCAAAGTAAGTCAACCCGTCAACTTGGGCGATACCCGACACCCACCATTCGAAGGGGTCCTCAAGGCTGGTGACAAACACGTCAGAACTAAGACTAGTTGAGAGGTAAAAGTCGGGTCCAAGTTCGGGATCAACCACATCTGGCGTCCAAATACGGTTGCGGTCCTCATCCCAAACCGCTGACGGGTCAGGGCGATAATACTTACCGCCAATCGCGGTGAACCGCCGAATCCATTTGGTGTTCAGAGGGCGGTAGCCGAAAAGATCGTCAGGCAGCGAGTGGCTTTCATCCACCTCGCCATTCTTGACCAGATCCACAGGCTGTGGGTCCAACTCATCGGCAGTCCGATTCGGAAGGTCCGAAACCGTTGTGGCACGGAAGTAGGGGTCGCGTTGCCGCTCATAAAGCATTTCCGGCAAGACCTGAGCAACGATCATAAAGACGCCGCCGGTCGTGGTGGCCGGAATACCGCATTGCAACATAATGTCGCCCCGCCCATCCGTCATGGATTTGTCGAGGTTGGAAGCGTCCGTCGCATAGCGCTGGCTCATACCGATGATTGTTTCGGACCGGTCCAACTCGATAGGCTGGCGCAACATCTCATCTTGCACGCGGATACCGGAGAGCAACTGATCCATCATCCATTCCTCGGAATAGCCTTGGAACTGGGTACGCAGGCGCGCCCATGCCGCTGTTTCGCGGGCCAGCTTGATATTGGCCAAACTCAACGACACATCGTTTTCCTTCAACTCGGCCCAAATTGCGCCGGTGAAATCAAAGTTAGAATTGCCGTCCTGCGGCGCCAACGCCCCCTCAATCGCGGGGGTATAATTGGCATGAGAAGAACCAGTCGAGGATTGATACACACTTTTGACAGGAAGCTCACCCGCTCCCGCAAAGGTGATAGGTACTTCACCCTCAATAAGCGCATCGTCAAAGTTTGACTTTACATGCTTGAGGTTGGTGTTAGCCCAGAAGGCCGCTGCCAACGTCGCATCATTCTGATCACGGTGGGTCAACGACGGCGACATTTTCGTCGCCATATGGTTCCAGATCGCGTTGTACGCTTGGACATAATCCAAATTGGCGATGCCCGCGTTAGGGCAATGAAGCCCAAGTGTTTTATACACACCGGGGTCCGGTGTTTGTCCAGGGGGCGGCTGAGTATAAGCCGCAGTGTCGAACCACGGCACAACAGAGCCATCAACTTCCTGCTCGCCGTTATAACTTCGGTCAATAGTGCCCATGTCCTTAAACCGCTCTAATGCGAGTTTCGGAACGAAAAAGGCATGGGCCGTAACGCGAACGGGATTGATCAACATGGCCGCAGTCTCTGCCATTTGAGTGTTGATCACAAAGCGCGATGTCCGCATACCATCCTCGCGAAGCAAACCAACCACAGCCAACGGCACCATTTTGCCACCGTAACTGGAGGTCACGTTGCCAACGTTCATGGGCCGCAAATAGCGCTGGTGCGCAATGGGCGTTCTCCGAAGCCGGGGGGCATCGGGCTGGTACGGTGTCAGGCGCCGACCGTGGGCATCTACTGATTTCATCATTGTGTCCTGTTCTTTCGTCTGTTTTGAGACGAACCGGATTTACGCGGCGCGCCTTTTTTGCCCGGAGCGGGATTGCCAACGGGCTTTGGTTCAAAAGATTCGTCACCTGAACCCCTCAAACCACGGGCGAAATCTTTCAGATCGTCCCAATTATTGTAGGCCACAACCCACGGGGTCATGGTTCTGTGAATATTCGTTACCCAGCTATCATCGGCGAATTGCTCCTCCATATAGCCTGCGGTCGGCCACCATTCCGGGGTGGAAATAAGGTCGAACGCATTGCCGAGCCCCACATCGTCAGTTCTGGCCGCTATCGCCGCCGCGTCGCGGTCGCTGACCGGTATTTCGTCGCCAAAATTTGTTTTGATCGCCGGACGGCCGTCTTCAACCGGGCTGCGCGTTTTTTGCACGCCCGGCACGGTACCACCGGAAATCGGCGCTTTGGGCGTTTCACGGTAGCGCGTGAGTTGTTCCTCAAGAATTTCATTGTTAAGCCTTTGCGTCTCCAAGCGAACCGGGTCCATCTCATCCGCGAAAACGCGGATTGCGTCGCCAATAACGCCCATGCCGTTAGACATGGGACTGGCCGACATATTCTGAGCGTTGCCAAAATTGCCGCCCGTGGCTCCTAAAGCGCTGGACGGGTTGAAACCGGCGGCTTGGGCACCGCTGACGAGCCATTTATAGCGCTGGGTTTCCACCTTGCGCATATGGTCGCGGTTCTGGCGAAGCTGCTTACGCAGACTCGGGCCTTTACTGCGGCCTAAAACGCCACCCAGAAGCGTTCCGCCTACTTTAAGGGCGGCGTTACCAGTTATCGGGTCCATCAGGTATTCCTTTGCTGTTGGAGGCTTCGCATCCGCATAGGGTCCAGCTTACCGGCTGAGTACAGGCCGACAGCGTGACGAGGATGGCAAAGTAGATTAAACGTCGCTGCATGATCATGCTCCTGTTTCCCTCATATCAAGTTAAAAAGCAAAGAAAGAAACAAAGCAAGCGCAGCGCTGCGCGCTGCGCTTGCTTTGTGAGAAGTTATAGAGGCGATAAATCGCCATTTAATGTTTGGTAAACGGGGAAACATCCCCGTTTCCTAGTCGCTCGGCATAGCCGACCGGTCGCTGCTACGCACCAGACCTGCGACCACGCCTACCAATCAACAAAACTGGCTAAGTGAAATGTGTTTGTGATCAAAGATCACAAGCCACATGTCACCGCAACTTTCGTCGATTGTCCGTCGCCAACGATTTTTCGTTGGATCGAAGTTCGCCACATGGCAGAGTTTGAAGGGTGAAGAACCCTTCTAACTCAGCAATGAAAAGGAAAAAACATGACCGTTTATGAAGTTTGGAACAAAGCGAATATTAAGGTAGCAACTTTCGTATCGAAAGAATGCGCAGTCGCTTATGCGCTGGCGTCAGATTGCAACGCTTTCAAGGTGACTTACGTGGCCCTTAGGCTTCCGAATCAGGAGGCCGAATGACACTCTGCACTTGGGTCAAAGTAGCATTATTATTGTGGCTTACGTACATCGCAGTGATGCACGTCGCCTTGCCGTGGCTCATAGTAATCGCAGCCGAGGCAAATGGTTTTTAGGCGAATAACGCGCCACTAACACCATTTTTTGAATTGATAGGGTCCACGGACCCTCTTTGAGCCGCCTTTGCCGTGCCGGGCTTGGGCGGCTTTTCTGCTGTTAGGTTTCGGAGTGCATGATAGGGGGCTTCGCTTGGAGCGGGGTTCTTTCAGTGAAAGGGTTTCTTCTGCTACGGCAGAGAGGGTCGCAAGAGTGTTCTTGGGCGCATTATATGCGAATGATTTTACCCCGCGTCCGACGCTTTTTGTTGCCCCCACGGCTTTGCCTGTTTTTCGTGTCGCTCTAGAGAGCGCACTTGCACTTCGTTTGACAGCAGTTTGGAAAGGTAGGGCTGATCGACGGATCGGAGCAGATACGTCAGGACGTATTCGGGCAGGCTTCGCACTGCCTCGTACTCCAGATTTAACGGCACCTCGCTTTGAGGGCCGTGGTCGTCGATTTCGGCTAGGTCTGGGACGCCGCGCCATATGGGTTTCCTTTCCTTGTTGAAGACTGTCAGAATTCGTCCAGGGGGATTGTAGGACATGAATTCATTCACGCTAACGTGAGTATCTGGATAAATCCAGAAGCGCCCTTCGTCATTCCACTCCTGAGCGGGCGCAACATGACAGGCGATGTCATAGTGGGTATAGAGCAG